TGTTAACAGTTGTATTGTTAGCAGTTTTTTTATTTACAGGACTAACTTTTGCAGAAACAGAAGAAATACTTTTCTCAACAAGTTCTTTTACTTTCACTGCATTACCAGAAACCTGTTCGTATTCAGAGACAATCTGTCTTACATCATCGACTCTTGCTCGCATAACGGTAATTTCTTCACCGCTTGGAAGTGTTTTTGATATTGTTGCCTGACCGTCTGCTTCAACATTTGCTGTATATTTTTCTGTTGTACCATATGCTTCTTCGAAAATTTGATTTAATTTTCTAGCATAAATTTCTGCTTCATCAAAATTAAGAAAATCTTTTGGATCTAGTTTACCAGCTTTAATTTTCTGAAAAGCTTTTTCTGCCGATGAACTGTCCGTCATATTCTGGATAGAAGGTTTAATTATTTCCCCTGTTTTAGTTACAGTTACATTATATTTTTTCCATTCGCCTTCTGCAGTTCTTATTGAAGCACTAAGTTTTACAAGTCCAGAGTCTGTTTGTGATATTTTTGCTCCAATAATGTCTGCCCCAGGATATTCATTCTCAATACTTTTAACTCTTTCTGATTGCCATTTTTTATAATTTGCATTATAAATATCTGCAGGAACGGAATTCTTATTTTTCTTATTTCCAGTAGCTCTAGCGGACTTATTTAAATCTTCCTTATTGCTTTTTAAAATGTTCGCAAGATTTTGTAACTCATCTTTTTTTGCAAGCATCTCATTAATCTGAGTCATTAATCCGGAAGTAACTTCTGATCCTAGTGTTTCTTTAAGGTTCTGAGCAGAAGTAGTAATTTCATTCATACTTGATTTAATTACATCAATAGATGCCAAGTCTAGTAATGTAAACTGCTTTGAATTTCCTGAAACAATACTTTCTGCGCCTTTTCCAATATCAGTTAATGGTTTACCAACACCATTAGCTGACTTCTGCAATTTATCAATTTCTTTTGTGACATTCTGAATATTTTTTCCTGCATTAACCAAGCCAGAGAAAATGTCACCATTAAATTTTACGTTATTAATTTTCTGTAAGGCTTTCGCTGTTTTTTCAAGTTCATCAGCAATATTTTTTAATTGGTCAACTCCATTATCATCAACCTCTATACCAGTTTTTATACTAAAATCTTCATTGATCATATAAACTCACTTCCTTTCTTACCATTTTAGATATCCTAAAAATGTGTCCCATGTAAGTTCCTGAATTGGATCTTTTTTCTCACTAATATATTTTCTCATAAGTGTATAAGCAGAAGTTGTTTTCGGCGCAGGACTTCCCCATTCTGAAAAATTAAATCCTGTTCTCCAATATGGAATTCCAGGAGATGGATGCGCAGGTGGTTCTCCGGTAATTGCTCCACCGTGATAGCCTAATATAAACATATATTCGTAGATATAATCGTTACCTACCCTATGTCCACCTAATTCATCAGAACTTAAATGTACATTAACTTCTCCAGATAATGGTTTTACATCGTACACATTTAATAAAGATTCTGTTCTTTCATAGTAATCAGGATTGAACGCCATATACCAATCTTCAACTGCAAACCTACTTGCGCTTTCAATCTCAGGTGCAACCTTGGCTGGTATTTCGGAATTTGTTTTCTTTTCTGCAGTCTCAATACTATCAGCTAATTTTCTGAATTTTCTAGCTGCTTTATTGAGATCAGAGGCGTTAATTTTTAATGAAATCATATTTCAACTCCTATTCAAACTATAAAAAGCTCCATGACATTTGACAGCCATGGAGCCTAATTAAATGTTTATATTTTATTTGGAAGAAATCGCTTTAACAAAATTTACAATATCTTCTTTACTCATATCTTTCATCGCCTCTACAAATACTGGGGCGAGAGTAGTGCCGACTTCTTTTAGAACATCATTTATTCTTGTAACCTGACTCTGAATAAATGCCTTCGTACCATAATTATTTGTCATAAAATCCTGAGCGGTCATTTCCTCAATGGCAGTAAACTCAGCTACGTCTTCACCAATTGCTTTAATAAGCTCTACGGCAAGTCCCTTCATATTCAGAGAGTCATAATCTTCAGCCATAGTCTTATTGTCCATATGTACATACGTATAATTATTAATAATCGTGTATACATGTAGTACATGTCTAGCTGGAGAACTAACATTAATAATGTCTTTTTTCTCTATATCTTTCCAGTAAGCGTTTTCGATAATTTTCTCTGCAAGAGTCATTTTGGTATTGATTGGCATATACTCAATTTTCACCATGGATTTGATATAATCCTGTTTCTCCTGAACTGATTCTTTCTTAATATATGTATTAATAAATTCCTGTACGGTAATATCTTTCATATTCAACACCTATATTCAAACCTTTCTTTGTCCTTTAATCATAAACAGTAACTTTCCAATAGTTTCCATCGGATGTCCAAATTTCTATACAATCACCATAAGGGTTATATTTAATTCTACATACTTGCGGTGATTCACATATTTTCCAATAAACATCCGATGGAATTTTAAATTTACTTTTTGTTAATAGTTCGTTGATCTCATAAGAGTACATAATAATTTTCCAATATTTAATTTTTTATTTCAGAGTATTTTTCACATACACAATTTTTGATCTCCGGCTGAATTCTTCCTTCAATAGCCTTTCTTAGTAAACTACAATTTCTTGCGTAGCGCTTACATGTCTTACATTTATCTTCGAATTTTATCTTCTCATTATCACTATCAAATATTCCAATATATTTAGCAGGATAAATAGTAAGTTCAATTCTTGGATTATTTTTGTCGTAGTAAATTCTCTGAGGGCGGAAGAGTGCTACATTATCATCCTTCCATATTAACTGTGTTTCTGTGATTGTATCATCTAAGCATTTTTCATAGTTTGCGCAATCTTTATCAATTCTGTCAAAATAAAAAACAGCATCTATAAAAAAATGCTGTGTGTCATTTACCTCTCTGGTCCAATTCTGTTTTTTAACTTCATCCTCGATTATTTTCTTGAATGCTTTTTTATAATCCTTAGCTTCCTTAGTTTCATATACCATTGAAAGTGGTCTACCATTTTTCATTATGGTACGTACAGAAGTATAATGGTTAACTGATGGTGGCATAGGAGAGGTTAGGTATAATTTTTCTATCATCTATATTATTTAATTTGTCCAATAAACTGTTTTACTTTATCAAAACCAACCATAGCACCAACTCCACTTAAAATTCCAAGCAACATTGCACAAATAATATTGTTTGCATCAAAAGCAATGTTATACAACTGATAATATACTAATGTACCTACCGTTCCAATAATAATTGCGACAATAAAAGCAAGTAAATTGGAGGCATATTTCTTATTGGCTTCATCAAGTAATTTTTTAATTGCTTCAACTACAAGTCCTGTTGCAATACTATAAATTGCAAACAACATAATAAAAGTATTAGTATTCATTTTGTTCACCTCTTATCCGGCTGCCTTATTTTCTTCTTCATTGATTAATTGATTATCTGTCTGATATTGCAACTGAGCCATACGAGTTTCGTATACATAACCTGAGTCCGCGAGATTTTCTGCTTTAGCTTTATTATAATAAGAAATTACTGTTGGAATCAGTGCCGCTGGAATACCAATCAGTACATACATATAACTTGTATCACCTGTCACAACAACCATATGTTCTGAAAACCATAATATTTGCAGGCAAATCAGAAATACTACAAAAACAATCAATTTACTTGTATTAGGTTTCTTTAACTTAGGAAATCTACGTTTAGCTTCTCTAAGTTCTTTTTTCATTTCATATTGACGCTTTTTCTGTTGAATCTGCGCCAATTTTTTTTCGAATTCTTTTTCAGTTAAATATTTCATACTATCACCTATAATTCGTGATTTTTCCATTTTTCTCTAAGTCTTTTATGATCATTAATAAGAAATGCAAATACAAACCGTCCAGGATTTCTTCTTGAATCCAAAATAGCCTGAAGCTCTGCATTGCCTCTAAAAATGTAAGCATTGCTTTGGAGGGCATTTTCAAAGAATACACACTTCTCAGGATCATAAAACTTATTCATTACTTCGTTGTATTCTCTCATAATTATTTTCCTTTTAATCATATAGAAAGCGAAAAAATGAGGTAAGAACAGTGATAAAATGCGAACAATGCGCATAGGTCTTTCTTACCTCCTTTAATTCACTGTTCAAAATTATTTGTTAGTAGTTTTATCAACTACTGGTTTTACTGTTGAAACTGGTTTAATCTTTACCATCTGTTTCTTTTTCTCATCAGCCTTATCAAAAACTTTGTCATTTTTAAGAACTTGCTCGATATTTTTAATTCCATCCATAACATCATCATAGTCAGTAATTTCATCATGAACTGCCTTTAATTCTTCATCAGAAGTCTGCATGATTTTATTAATATTTCCCTGAACTGATTGATTGAATGGAATATTATCAATATCCATCATAAGAAGCTTTTCTCTAGCTTCTTTCTGAGTAATTCTTTTCCCAAGCCAATCGCTGATAATATGATAAACATCTTGGCATTCTGATCTGTCAAAAAGTGTCCTCCATCTTGGCTGACGCTCGTATTCCCAACAATATGGACAATATTCATACACAGTTTCACACATCAAGCATTTTCTTTTTTTAGACATGGTATCATCCTTTCTTTTGATAAACTCCATGAACTATTTAGTCCATGGAGTTAAGAAAATATCAGTCTTCGTCTTCCTGAACGTCATCCTTTGGGAATACCATGTAAAACAGACGTTTCTTTCTATTACAGTAATCAGACTGAGCGTCACCCTTGTAATCGAATGTAGAATCATTCTTCATTGCAATTGTTGTCTCAGGAGACGGCTGGAAACTTGGGAAAACAATATATCCAAGACGAAGCACATCTTTTTCGCATGGATCATAATATAATCCAACGATGGTAAGACGCACTGTTTTCGGGAACTTATTTGCATGATTCTCAATAATGACAGTATCTTTACACTTATACTCGTATTTAACAAGCAGCTGTACGATTTCAGTATTACTCTTTACTCCTGTTGGGAAAGTGATTTTTTTTGTCTCAAGCTTAAATTTTGTACTTTCATCGGCTTCTGCATCAGATAGAGTAAATGATTTTCCTGTGCCACCATCTTTATAAATTGGTGTTACACTAACAGAACCTGTTACTGGTTCGTCC